CTGTAGCCGTGACTGTTTTTTCGTTATAGCCATTAACCAACACGGCATCAAGCAAGGTCACATACGAGCCTGCTCTGATATTAATAAGTGGTGCACCAATATCGGTACTGCGGTAGATTTGTACGGGGCCTGTAAAAGCGGCTGGCATAGGGAATCCTTAGGGTGAGTATCATAATAAAATAATGGCGTAGAGACGCGATTTATCGCGTCTTCATACGTGTACGAATACTTGTATGGCATGTTATCAAACAGCCGCGCGAAACCTAGACGCGCTACCTCGCGGCTCTACGGTGTTGTTACGGGTGTTGCGCCGTCTGCCTTTGCTTTTGCTTTGCTTACTTCTAGCACGGTATACCCAGCTATGCTGGCAAAGTTATCGGCAAGCGCGTCATCAATAGGCTCTGACACCCTGCCTTGCGCTGTTGCAGTAAACGCCACCCCATTAATATTTTCTGACGCATTGGGCAGCACACATAATACTTGTTTCATGGCGTCTCCTTAGGCGAAGGGTTTCCAGTTGGCACCCGTTGGCACGATGTTTTTAATCACCACATGACGCTGACGAATACCCACGCGCAAATAGCCAGACATAAATTGCGCCCATGTTTTCGCCAACTGATTAGTGACCGCCAGCTCTACGCGTGCCATAGGAATTAAAGACCGCCAGGTAATAGGTTTAGTACCGTTTTGTCCCAAATCTAAAACATAAGCGGTAGTGGTGCCAGGAATCTCTTCATTAAGATCGTTATATACCGTAGTCGCGCCGCCAGAAACAGGAATACGCACCATTTCACGCACATCGCTTAACGCATTCGTACCGTTTTTTCTACTCCGATAAATAACATAGCCTGTTTCGGTGCCCGCCACGGATTTAGCAATGGTTAACATTACTTTTTTACCCGCTGCCACCGCAGTTTGTGCCGTAACGACACCAAGCGATTGACCCTCAGCATTAATGCCCGTCACCACGTAATAATAATTGCCCGTATTACTGGCAAACTTAGTACCACCATCGGTAACCGTTGCATCGATGCTCACACTTGCAGGCTTAAACGCATTAGCCGCTGCGGTAGCTGGATTTAATAATTCAAACGGGACTTTTTCGCGCTCATCACGCACAAAACGATCTTGATTGGTTTTAATAACCCCAAAACTGGTATTAATATCAGTGATCACCGCGCCATTGGCTATTTCTGTTGGCTTATCATTTAAACTTATTCTAAACGCTGGATTTAACGCATCGTTTAAATCTTTTTGCACAGAATAATTCATAAAAATATCCGTCGCATTGCCATTACCACGGTAGGCAATAACCTCCGCCGCGCGTGAAATCATATTAATATCATTCAGCGCAGCACCTTGTAAGTCAATAATATGATCACTTGAATGTAATGATTTTAATTGCGTCGCAATACCATCAAACTCAACGCCCACCACCGCCGAATTACCCTCAAATAACAAATATTCTACATCGCGCAATAATTGCAAAGCACCGTTTTGCACCTCCACCGACTCAGGCTCTAAGATACTATTTTGCGCTGCGGCAATAGTCGACACTTGCCGACGCGTCATTAAATGCTTGACCATACCCACGCGTCGGGTTAACGACCCCGTCGCATCTTTAATAATGCCCATCTCAGCATTGACCGAACCACCCAAATAGCCACCTATATCACTTAATTCTGTCCACTCATCAACCGTTGCCGTGCAGGTTTCTTTAGGTAATTTATTGTACAGTGCAAAATGCGTAGTGTTATAAAGCAAACTCATTAACGAATGCTCTAAGGATTGAATGCGCAGCGCACCGCCACCTGTTAACGTGGCTGAATCTGTGCCATACCCTGCTTGCAAGGCTTTTTGTAATTGTGCCATTTCTTCAGTGGCAGCGGTTAACGTCGATAGTTGCATGATAAACTCCTTATAACAGATTGATTTTATTAATTAAATGGGCTGGTACATTCGCTTCATTAAAGCCTGCCAGTTCCAGAACAGAAACATCAGCGGGCAAAAGTTTCCCAGCAGAAGTTAATTTTAAGGCCTTTGCCATAAAGCTTTCGGCATTGACAAAGGGCGCAGAAACAACTGACTTTCTGCCACTGCCCTCCTGACGCAACCCTATTACACTGTGCTGCAATGCCAGTATGGCTTCATTTTGCGCCTTAATTAACTGCATTAAGCCACCCATTGATTTTAAAACCTGCTCTTGCTGCGTGCTATACAACGCCTCTTGCTCCTCAATTTGCACAGACAACGCTTTAATTAACTCAGTGCCCTCAACCGCCTCAACGGTGCTGCCATCAGGCAACTGGACGGAAAAAGCTTTGCTTAACGTAGCATCGACCTCTTCATTATCCTCAGCCAAATCATCCTTCTCATCAACGTGGTGCTCAGTCAGTGCTTTGGCTAAACGTAACGCTTCAATTTCTTCAAGCAATGCGTCAAAATCATTCATATGGTTGTATTCCTATAAGTGTGTTAAAAGCATGGTATTAAAACCATCAGGTAAAGGCTTAGTGCATCATGCACGGTTAAGATCGGTTAAAAATTGGTTCTGGAAAGCCTGCGCTTCGCTGGTCGTAAAACCAAACTGATGCTGTGCATACTGAGTGATATGATGCGGCGACAAGGTCTGAGTTCTTAACTGCTTGGCTAACAGATTACGATAATAAGCGTAAGGCTTACCGTATAAAGACGCTATGCGTAACGCTGCACCGCCTGTTAAATTCGCCACATCAGCGCCTTGTGCGTCTGCGGTTAACGCTTTTATCACAAAGCCATTCAGGCTTTTAGCAAACACCCCTACAGGCGCAGCCGACACCTCAGGCACAGTTTTATTAACGGGACAACGATCTAACGCAATATTATTCCAGCGCACCTTATCCACCACGGCAATCTTCTCGCCCGTACTGGGTTCGATACGCACCGATTTTGACAACACCACACCGCCCACCGAAGGATACCAACGGCTGGGCGGCTGTTGTCGGGTTAAAGAATCCCAAACCATATTGGCATTTTTAGCCATGGCTGATTCACCCGTATACAACTGCACCTTTACAAAAGTTTTAGTATTATTTAGCTGCACATCGATCGGCTTACCAATCTCATATTCCATAAAATTAGCAAGCCCTGATTTTGCCCCTAAAATAGAATAATGCGACAAATCAACATTGCCATGGCGCAAATAATACTCAGCAGAATCGCTTAAGGCCTTGGCAAGGATTATTTCATTTTGATGATCAACCTCTTCATTAGACGCTTCAAAATACAAATAGCGCGCGCCATTCTCTTCGGCAGGCGTAGCTTTAAGTAACCCGCCTACCACAAGGTAATCAGGAAGCTGAGTAAGTAAATGCTGAGTAGTATTGATAATGTTCATAGCTAGTAGACTACTGTCACGACAGCCTATAAAGCAATAACGGTGGAAAAGCTTACCGTGTAGACCGCATAGAAACGCAGGGCGAATAAGCGATAGCGTCATGCACCTTTGGGTTATTTGCCGGATGACGCTAGCGCTTATCCGGTCTACGCTATGTCGTGACAGTATATTAAGCCTTAGTTACTCATTCCTTAGGATGCTCCATGCCACTGCTTATTTTTATTAAACCGCTTGCTAAATCCTTTATCCCAGCGCACACGCGACGAACCAAAGACGGCAAGGTTATTTTTTTCAAAGGTTCTGGGCTTCGTTACAGTTATCCAACGGGCAGCCCCTTACCGTAACGTTAGGTACACTATTGATTTAGCTCTTGATGGCTTGAGCAAGCCGTTAACATTAAAAACTATCATGACTTAAAAGCAAAAACACGGCGCACAGACAACTCTGTGCGCCGTGTTAACTAAAAATATCGGCTTAATGCTGATATTGCACTAATACAGTAAAACCAGCCCACTGACCTGAAGTATCCACACCAATCACCAAGGTTTTTCCTGATACATCAGTGCTATCGATAGAAACAGGCGCATCATAAGCAATATTATTGCTGTCGATATAGCGCACCGTGCCAAAGTTTAAAATAGTGTTTACACCATCTTTAGGTTTATGCGTTAACACAATGCGATCATTGCTTACTACTAAAGATTCAACACTGGTTGAAATAACTACCGCCGCCGCAGCCGCATCAGCATAGGTTTTTAACGAAGCATCCAAATTAGTAATGGCAACACCACGATTAGTGATTTCATCACCTAAACCAGTCTCTACAGCACTTACCCTGCCTTTAAACGCAGTATCAATATCTACCAAAAAACCTGTATCAGCTGAACCCGTTACCGAGATAAACTCAGCAGTGCCAGCAACGGTTGAGTTAGTGTTGTCGATAATGTCAACACCCGCTAAAGCATTCCACACTAAGCCATCATTAGCATTTGCCATAAAAGGTGCACTTGCACCGACAGCAAACCAACCAGAAGTGCTTACTTTGTAATAGTCGCCCGTATCGCGTTGCGTCAAAGCTGACAAATCAAAGGCCGCAGCAGAAGTAGCGCCCCCCGTAAGGGTGTTTACATAGTTAAACACATTACCCAAACTATCAATACGCGACGTTAACGCCGCATCTGCTTGCGCTAAGGCACCAAGCTTAATAGTTAACCCTTCAATTGACGCTTCCGATCTTTTTAAAAGTCCCATTATAGTCTCCTTAAATATTAACAATACACGTGTGTCATAGTCGTGCAACTGAGAAGAGCAACCTTAATTTAGTTGCTTAATAAGCTTTCTAATGCTGTCAAAATACGGCTTATGCTGTGCGTTCCATTCTTTTCTAAGCGCCTTAAACTGCGTACTACTTATCTCTAAACTGATGGTTTTATCTGCTTTAATAATCGCGTAACGATACCCTTTGGCTATCACCCACGCAGCAAAATAATGATCACGAACAATCATCTTATAAAATTTTAGACAAATACGAAACAACCGCATATTTGCCTGTAAAATCATATTCCTGATCTAAAAATTTAATCTTTTGGCTCGCCTTGATAATCATCACCTGATCATGCTCCTCCATCACAAATTGCTCATTAGCATTAACGGCAAACACTAACGCCATGTTAAACACCAAGTCGCCAATGGGCTCGCGTGGTAAATCACAATAATTATTGATAATAGGCAGCATTGGCGTAGTAATTAATTCGGCAAAGGGAACCCCCTGACTACCCGTATTACCCGAGGGTCCAGCAGGTCCCTGAATGCCTACGGTTAAAATCTTTATGATGTTATTTTCAATAACACTCATAATTAACGCTCTCTTAACACAATACGACCATTAGCAAGCGTATTCACAAAGCCTCGCAGATCGATGGTACGAATAAAATAAACAAACTCACCCTTACCTAAAGCGGCTGTTTGCTGATCTGAAATAAGAATATTGATATTATATTTGCCCTGTATGCCCACAGTAATACGCCCCGTATGAGTGCCTTCACTTAATAACGGCAAAACATCTTGGGAATTTTTTCTTATCTCAATCAGCACATCCCAGCCTGCGGTATCAAACAAACGACCTTTGGCATCTGCATAACCTAAACAAATTGATAAACTATCTTGACTATACTCAACAAAATCTAATCGTGCCGTTTTGTTGATTATTACCGTTTTTGCCATCTTGTGTTCCTTTTTAAGGCTCTACGCCCACTGGATAAACTGTGTGTGTTATTGTCCTTAAGCTAAAGGCAATTTTTGCATTTCAGCTCGGCTTCTAGCTCAGAAATACGCCTGTCATTGACAGCACGTTCCTCTATTAATTGTTCTATTTGCTCAGCCAGCTTGGCATTGGACTCATTTAATCGCGTCACCTCTTCACGCAGCAAATCAATTACATGAGTATTCGCATCGGTGATCTTATTGCTTAAAATAATGCGCCTAAAAAACACCCATAAGGCGGGTACGCCTATAGCCAACCCTGTTGCAGCCGTGCTGATAGTCTCCACAGGAACTTCTTTAATTTCCACCTAAATACCCACCTTTTATTATTTACCTGGCCTGACCTTAACTTACTGTCACGACAGCCAAAGCCCTTAACTTTATTTACTCAACACGCACCCAAAGACCACGGCAATGCGGATGAATAACCCCCGCCGCCAACCACCATAGCTCATGCTCAGCTCTCGCCACCAAGCCCGCCTCAGTGCGTTTTCGTGCGCTGCTAGCGCGGTCTATATTAGTTTTACCTACCCATATCTGCGTGCGCCCATCTTTAACGGGCAGTTCAGGATCAACCACCTCCATCACCATGCCGTCTACTTTTTTACAAAAGCCACAGGCACCGCGATACTGCTCAATGCGTTTCAGTTTTGTGCCAAGAGCTTGCGCCGCAACAAAACCCTGCAAAGACATTTCACCCGTTTCTGTTAACGCTATACGTCGCCAATCGCGGTTTAAGTTAGCAAACGTATCGCCTAAGCGTTGCTCCAAATATTGAGGTGTCGCCGTATGATCGCCTGACTGTTTTTTTAAGGCATGCGCCATTAATACCTGTTGAATAGACGCACGCGCCTCCCTCGATAACGCAACAATATTTTCCGCCGCACGCACCGCACCATAATCCAAACAGGCTTTAGCCACGGGCGCTAACCGCAAAGCCTGCACCACAGCCTCTAAAGTAGTGGGCAGCGTAGCGCGTAATGCCGCCACCTGCGCTAACGAAATAGACTCCTCATGGCTAGCTTGCCAATGCGCCTGCACCGCCCCCATCATCAAACTTTGTGCACTCTGAGTCAGTGCCTCATCAATCAGCACATCGGAGGGTAAATAGTTACGCACCAAGAGCCGTGTCAATAAACTTAAATCCTTAACAGTAAAGGCCTCAGGATGAATACCCGCTAAATAATCCGTCACCCGCCCCGCCTCGGCGTCATGCCAAACACTGGCATACAGCAACTCCTCAGGCACCGACAATCCAGCCTTATCAAGCTGCTGACGCTGACCCGCCAGCCACTGGTTTAAGGCAACGCGAAGCGCCGACACTCTAAGCATGCCGCTTTCATAGTAGTCCTCAACCAAGCCACGGATAAACGGGTTCTCATGGGCTTCAAAAATATCGTGCGGGGTATCGTGGTTATGGGCTTTATGGAAGGGATGCTCCTTTGTTGTGGGTGTCGTGGTGATAGTGTTGTTTTCTCCTCCAGCTAGGTAATAGGCAAGTTTAGACGCCAACGGTTCGCCGTTTTCATCCACATCTTTGGATGAATCACCCTTGAAGTCTTGCACTCTTTTAGCTAAACTGATAACAGCCTCAGCCGAGCGGATTGAAATCGGATCGAGATTATCTTCTCTGATTGTCGCGTCAACCCATTGAGCGGCTGGGGTTAACTCATCAAATTCTATAGATTCTACTGAATAGACCTTGTTGCCTTGGTTATCACTGGCAAATTCCTTCACAGTCATCTTCACCAGTCTTACATGGTCATAGACATTTAACGGTGCAAAAAATCGATGAATAGCCGTTATGTTGGTATTTCCATCCCTATCTGGCTTACTCCACCCCAAGACTGACCTCCTAAACAAATCATCCACATTCGCTACAGCTAATGAATGGCCTGCGGCTGATTCTGACTTACCAACCGCTTTGCTGCTTAACATCTTATCCAAATTATTGCGAGACAAAGTAACGATCATGCCTGTTTGCGTATTTTCTAAAGGCTTATTTTGAAATTGCTTTACAGCATTACGCGCTTGGTCAAAATTATAGGCTTCCCTTATTGGCTTTGCCGCAGCTAAATCCCAATCACCAAACCACCTTTTAAACTCAGGCGTTCTAACCATTGCCCATTGTTCGGCAGTTAGGTTAGACGGCTTGCCATTGGGGGATAAACGGACGGATGTACCTTCAGACGCGGCAAACCGTCCCAGCCCATCATGATGGCTATTGGCTTTATTGAAGGGCTCAAGTGCAATAGTCTGCCAATCGATTGGCTTGACAAAATCAGTGAATCCGTCAATACTTATAGTGGGAGAGCAACTACTTGTTTCGGCAAGTTCCCAGCCCGACTCATTGAGTTGACCAACGACGCTCCGGCAATCTGGTGATGGTTGCAATTCTTCAATCATGTCACGCAAGCGGGTAAAGGCGGTGGAAGCCCCAAACGACTTTTTAAGCCGTTCTGGGGCTTTGTTTTTTTCTAATTTAGACCCTCTTGCCTTCGGTCTGCGATAGGTTTGTACGTTTCTGTCGTATTCTTTTTTGTCCCAACAATGCGCCGATCTAAACCGGTATTCCTTAGCATCGTTCCGCCATTCCAAAACTACCGCGTAATAAGAGTCAGTCTTTTGTTTCTCGATGTACACATCACGATTTCCATTCTCAAGAATAATGTCTGGCTTACTAATGGTCTCGATTAAGTGCTGCATTAGCCTCGCACGTTGCTGGTCAAAATTGCGTTTACCTGTTGTTTTGTCCGCTTTTGTATAGGCATGGTTTTGATTTTCATTAAAATTTATTATCGCTGAAAAGCATCCCGATTTACGATGGATAGTGATACGCCAATGCCCAGCAATGTGGTTGCTAAAATAAGCTTTAGCTTCTTGTAAGGTATTAATGTCATCAGATTTTGGCAGATAAGGATGGTTATCATTGTTTTTGGCAAACCGCCCCAGCCCATCATGGTGGCTGTTGGCCTTCTGGAGGGGTTCAAGTGCAATAGTCTGCCAATCGATTGGCTTGACAAAATCAGTGAATCTGTCAATACTATCAGTGAAAGCAAAACGCCAGCCAATACCTGATAATACAGGTGCGTCCCCTGGCTCTAATGAGTTGACCAACGACGCGTCGGATGTGCAGTTATGTTTCGGCGGCGATTGCAGTAATGCAGTCGAGTCACGCAAGTGGGAAAATGTGGTGGTCTCGCCTAACGACTTACTTAGTCGTTTAGGCGAGATATTTTTATCTGTTTTTTTGCCTCGTGTTAATGGGCGATTATACGTTTTTAAGTTGTTATTAAACTCTTCTTTACTCCAAGGATGGGCTGATCTGAAGCGGTATTCATTAGCTGATTCTTTCCATTCTAAAACCACGGCATAATGCAGTCCGTCTATTTGTTTTTCAATAAATAAATCCCTGCTACCATTTTGTAAGATAACATCTGGCTTTGTAATAGCATTAAACAAGTGCTGCATTAGTCTTGCACGTTTTACATCAAACTCACGCAGCCCTGTTGCCTCATTTGTTTTTGTATAGGCGTGATCTTTGTTATCGTTTAAATTCAATTTAGCTGAGAAATTGCCCGCCTTGCGCTGAATAGTGACTTGCCATATCCCAGCAATATGATTTTGATAGTAATGCGTAGCCTCTTGTAAGGTGCTAATACTCTCAGAAGATGGCAGATTAGTTTCTTGACCTAAAAGTCCAGAAGCAAACCGCCCCAGCCCATCATGATGGCTATTGGCTTTATTGAAGGGTTCAAGTGCAATAGTCTGCCAATCGATTGCCTTGACAAAATCAGTGAATCCGTCAATACTTACCTTGGGATAGCAACTACTTGTTTCGGCAAGTTCCCCACCTGGCTCTAATGAGTTGACCAACGACGCGTCGGATGTGCAGTTATGTTTCGGCGGCGATTGCAGTAATGCAGTCGAGTCACGCAAGTGGGTAAATGTGGAGTCAGCCCCAGACGATTTACTTAATCGTTCTGGGGCTTTTTTTTGTGTAGTTTTTTTACCGTGTGGTGCAGGACGTAGGTAATTTTTAAGATTACTTTCATATTCCTCTTTATCCCAACAATGCGCCGATCTAAACCGGTATTCCTTAGCTGAATCCTTCCACTCCAACACCACGGCATAATGCACGCCGTTCATTTGTTTTTCGATAAATAAATCCCTGTTACCGTTTTGCAAAATAACATCAGGTGCGCTAATGGTATCAAGCATTTTCGGCATAAATTCAGCCCTTACCGCGTCAAATTCACGCGTTCCGGTGTCTTTGTTGGTCTTAGTGTAGGCATGGTCTTGGTTTTCATTAAAATTGACCTTCACATCAAAAGTACCCGCTTTGCGTTGAATCGTTAGCCGCCATACGCCAGCAAGGTGATCTTGATAATACTGCGCAGCCTCTGGCAAGGTGCTGAGGGCAGTTTCAGCCTTGCCCGTCTCAGACGCGGCAAACCGCCCCAGCCCATCATGATGGCTATTGGCTTTATTGAAGGGCTCAAGTGCAATAGTCTGCCAATCGATTGGCTTGACAAAATCAGTGAATCCATCAATACTTACCTTGGGATAGCAACTACTTGTTTCGGCAAGTTCCCCACCCAGCTCATTGAGTTGAACAAGGGCGCTCTGACAGGTCGGAGGCGTTTGTGACTTTTCAAACGTGTCACGCAAGTGGGTAAATGTGGAGTCAGCCCCAGACGATTTACTTAATCGTTCTGGGGCTTTTTTTTGCCCTACTTTTCTGCCCCTAACAGCGGGCTTTGTATAATTCTTTTTGTTGCGGTCATATTCCATCTTATCCCAACAATGCGCCGATCTAAAGCGGTACTCCTTAGCTGAATCCTTCCACTCCAACACCACGGCATAATGCACGCCGTTCATTTGTTTTTCGATAAATAAATCCCTGTTACCGTTTTGCAAAATAACATCAGGTGCGCTAATGGTATCAAGCATTTTCGGCATAAATTCAGCCCTTACCGCGTCAAATTCACGCGTTCCGGTGTCTTTGTTGGTCTTAGTGTAGGCATGGTCTTGGTTTTCATTAAAATTGACCTTCACATCAAAAGTACCCGCTTTGCGTTGAATCGTTAGCCGCCATACGCCAGCAAGGTGATCTTGATAATACTGCGCAGCCTCTGGCAAGGTGCTGAGGGCAGTTTCAGCCTTGCCCGTCTCAGACGCGGCAAACCGTCCTAATAGGTCATGCGTTGGGTTAGCTTTGGCTAAATAACGCTCAAAGGCTAACAAGCATTTTGCCAAGCGGATACGCTCCGGCACAGGCGCAGTTTTAAAGCGGGTTTTCATTGCCGTGACGGCGGCTTCGATGTGGTGTATCGTCATAGTGAGCTGTTATCCATTAAGCGCAACCGCTTGCAAGCTTGGCGTGGCGATACGGTCATCATAATGTTCAAGCCAAACATCCAATGCTTTGACAAGCAACGGTTCTGAGTCTGGCAATTGCGCGGTAGCAGCTTCAATTAAATCAAGCAGTTGCTCAGGCGAATCAGGGCGATAATCGCCAGATAAGATGCCCTCAAGTGTCGCGGGTGCGTCAGTGGCGGATTTGACAAGGTGCGGATATAGGGCTATATTTTTATCCGCCTCGGTCTGGACCTGTAAGGTGGGCGCTGGGGGGTTATCAGATAATCCCAGGGTGGATGCCCTTAACGCCAGTAAGTCAGTTCTACTAGCCAAGCGCAGATTTTGCGCTTCGGCTAGACCCTCAAACGCTTTTCTAAATTGCCCAAGCTTTACTGGTCTTAGTCTTTCACGAAGGCGATTGACTTCTTCTTTGCTTCTTGGTTGTGCTGTTGATAATGTGCATTTATTAACGCTATCCACAGTTAAAACAACAATCTCAAACCTATCCATATCAATTTTTTTGCCTATATATAAATCACGTCCGTTTGACTCAAGAATAATAGTCGGCTGTTGTAATGTAGGTAAAATCTTATCCATGTGAACGGCTCGACTAGCATCAAAAACACGCGACCCACGATAGTGTTTTTTATTGTCCCAGGTGTCGGGCGTTTCTCCTTCTTTTGCTTCTCGCGTATAAATATGGCTGTTGAGCCTATCAAAAAATACGGCAATTGGCTGTAAATTTGATTTTATTTTCACATCAATTAAAAACGATTTTCCGGCAAGGTTAGCTTGATAATAATCATGCGCTTGCTGATATGTCGCAATAGTTGAGCTTGGCGGGATCGTTTGACTATCACCTATGTCAACCGCCTGTTTAGGCAAACTTCCGCCCCATTGCCCCTGCCTGCCCTCAGGGTGACTGAAGGACTTGTTCAATTCACCGCTGCCTTCCCTATCAGCTTCCAGACTTCCCGATTGACTGTCGGTATCGTCATTGTCCATTTCACCTTCCGGCGTATCTTCACCTTCTGGCTGTTGCTGTGCCTGCAACTGCATCCACGCATTCAACAAAGAAGCCTCCACGGGCGCATCGCCCAGGACACCATCAATTTTTTCATAACCTTCTTCGGCGCGTAATTCATTCAGCGTCAACAGGGTTTTGCGTAATTCATACTTTTTATCTTGATCCTCAACATCCAAACCCGTCCAACGAAAGCAAAAATCATTATCTAATTCATTCACCACATAATCGGTTAGCACGTTCTCAAAATAAGACAACAACGGACGTAAACCGCTATCTTTAGAAGCCGCCAATTTTTCAGCGGTATCATTACCCCCTAACGCACTGGTACTGCCGCCAGTAAAACTATCAAAGTTAATCTCACTGGGTGACATGCCATAAATGGCACAAATCAGCGAAGTTAAAAAAGTCATCCACTTAGCAAACATCATCTCATTAAAATCAATGCCAAACTTTTCAAACGCGGCACGCGATTCCTGATCTTTTGACACCAACACAGGAACAGTTAAATGGCTATCCAAGCCTTTCACCATACCTTGCCAATAGCGTTTAAAAGCACTTAAATCTTCTTGCGAATAATTACCGCTTAAATGCAAGATGCCTTTTGGAATCGAGTTTTTATCAAACACATTACTATTAAGTGTCATGGCATTTAAAAAACTGGTCACCACGCGCACTAACAGCTCAGTTTCAGGCAAACCATAGCCGATTGCCGAAACATCTGAGCGTGGATTTCTGGCCTCATAGATTAAATCATCATAGCCATAAGCCGTTCGCACCAAGCCATTAACAACCTGCACGGCAAACAGATCTTTATTATTTCTATAGCCTGATTCTGGACATAACCGTATCGTTGCGCCATCAACCAAATATAAACCCACAATACCAAGCCTACGATCCTTGGCACGCTCGGTTTCTATCGCCACAGAATCCAAAAGTAAACTATCTCGGGTAGCTTTTCCCATAAACTGCGCAAAGCTATCACGCCGCAAAATTTTACGGGCTCTGGCAGAAGATTCATTACCACAATGGCTAATAAAACTAATGTACTGAGCAATTTTTTCGTGCTCGCTGGCGGTTAATTGATGCTTTCTATCCACATGCCTGATTTCAAACCCAGGCAATGTAGTATTGCTCTCACAGACCCGACAAAACCGCTGCACCTGCCTTACGCGAGTCATAATAACCGCATTTAAAACAGGCGTTTGTGCCGCCATAGCGCGTAAGCCATCAAAACTTATGGTTGAAGGTCGTTCCCAGTAATCACCCTGACTATTTAGCTGAAACTCATCTAAAAAAGCCGACTGCATACCAGGCGAATGCTGTACTGAATTAGCTGAGGGAAAAGGGACTAAGGCAGGATCAATCGCCTTTAAAAGAGGGTCATTATTATGAGCCAGCGCCGTTATTTCGGCCAAGACCTCAGCAGACAATAACTCAGTATCCGTGGGTTGATAGGTTTTCTGTAACGCCGCCAGCGCGTCAATACGCTCATCTTCTGGTGCGAAAAAATTAAAAGCAGTATGCTGAGCATTATCCATAAGCAAGCGAGACAAGTGAGTGATAATAGATTTAGCATACTGTCACGACCACAGCTTAAACAATAAACAGCTAGCAAGGGCCTCAATAGGAAAAAAATAAGCGCCCGAGCACGCTTAACTAAACCGTCTGGCAGAGCAGACGCGCTACGGGTATCAATTGATTAATTCAGGCCTAATCACGTTACGCCTGCATAATGAGAAGTGTTGCGTGCGCCCTTGTATAGTTCTGTAAGAATTGACAATGTATAGACACTTGTTAAACTGCCAGCATGGATATTTATGTTGAAATTGATGGCGATAAGTTTGTTTGGGATGAAGACAAAGCGGCTAAAAACTGGCGTAAACATGGCGTCCGCTTTGAAGTTGCCGCTAGCGTTTTCGCCGACCCCCTATTTGTGCTGCTCGATGCATCGCGCCAAGGTGAGTGCCGTAATGCCGCTATTGGTTTTGATAATACTGGACAATTGCTTTATGTCGTACACATTGAGATAGAAAACACGGCTCTTCGCATTATTTCTGCACGCCGCACCGATCCTAACGAGGAAATACATTATGCTTTCTGAACGCTTGAAAAAACGCCTAGATAAAGACAGACCCATGATGTCAATTACGCTAAGTATTCCTGTTGATGTGGTTGAATCAATGAAGGCAATCGCCCCGCACAAGGGCTTTACCGGATACCAAACCTTGCTTAAATCATATATCAGTGCAGGAATGCGGCAAGATGAATCACGTTATTTAGCAAGTTCAACAACTAAACTGATTGCCGCATTAAAAAAACACGGCGTTCCCGATAGCGTAATCGAAGCAGCAGAACGCGAATTGGTTTAACCGCGCAAAAAATAGGCAAGAAAAAAAATAAGCGCCCGAGCACGCTTAACTAAACCGTCTGGCAGAGCAGACGCGCTACGGGTATCAATTGATTAATTCAGACTTAAGACACCCGTAGTACAGCTAAGTTCGCGCTACAGCCCAGCGCCACTCACAGACAAGGCAAAAAAGCTAACGGTTGACATAACAATAGCATTTTTGCGCAACTCAACATTACCCGAAGCATACGTACAGCCGCCTATTTTTTTAAGCATGTCACCGGTTAATTTATCTAAAATTAAAATATCAAACACCCTACCAGACAACGCATCATTTGCATTCTCAAACTGAATACCATAAGTTCTAAGTGTTTCCTTCTGCATCACCATCTTTTGCACATGCACCTGATACCGCGCCATAGTCGGCACATACTCAAGCGGAGCAATATCGCCAATACCCAAAGCAGGTTCGGGCGAATAATCCTCATTTAAAGTAAACGATTGCGCAAAGCCAATCACATTACTATCAAACGTTAATACGATACGATTACCACTTTGCACATTTGAATTAACAGTCGCCATGATTATAATTTCCTAATTAATTAGCGCCAGAATAGGCTACAGTGTGAATAGTAATGCCAATATAATTGGCAGGAATGATAGGCGAGCACTGGAATTCTAAGCGTATCCAATCAGCCCCCTCAGACACCGTAAGGCCTTTATACGATGGATTTTTTGCATCCCCCACTAACACCCCTAAACCTTGTGGCTCCATTTTAGACAACTCATCTAACGCTGTTTTAGCGCGTGAAATAACCTCAGCTCTCATATACGGCGTTTTCTTTTTACCACGCAAGGGATCCAAAATATTGCGCACAGCTTGCGCAGTAAAATCGGCTGCAACCCCCACCGACATTTCGCGCTTATGGTAATTATTTGTTTGTGCAGTAGTAATTGATTGCAATACCTTCACCACACCATCAAAGTTTCGCACACAACACACCACACCATTACTGATTAACTTATCCGTTTGTTCTGGGTACACCAACCACTTTTGCATCCCCGTTACATTGATTGATTTATTCGTTAACGCCGTGCCAGGCGTAACCCCGCAAATCATGCCCGCTAACAACGCCGCCGTACAATAAGGCGGATACATGATTAACTTACCGACACTATCTTTTTCCACATCAGAAAAGCCCAAATGCACAACAGAAGCACGCTCATTGTTCATAATTACCGCTATATTGCCCGCGTCCGTATCAGAAATGCCACTAGACAACCCAAACAAAGCGCGACGCTCCATAAAAACAGTGTTACTCATATACTCACAATGTGCATTAACAAGCGCAAATATGCTATTTGTAGCGGTAGCCCCGGCATCGTCAGTTAACGGCACAAGCCAATTAACACGATGCACACGCAATAAATCAATGGCATCTGACCAGTTTTGATAAGTCGCCACGGGCGCTGTATTCGCGCCCATCAGCACCTCAGTGTTCGCCACATCCTTCTCAACACCAGGCGTCACAGTGACCAACGGGGAACCATTGCTTGTCATTTTCGAGAACTCAAGTGCCACAGCACGCACATGACCTGTTATCCACACACCCGCCGCATGTTTTTCAATGTTGTTGAGGCTGGTCGAAGCCAGACTAATTGTTTTATTGCTTATCAGATCCAGCCCAGAGGACAGTGCACCCTTCACGCCTGCGCCCTTGTTGTCGACATCAATAGAATTCAATCCTGATATTTTTTTAGCATTAATTGCCTCCATAAGTGCACCAACAGTGCCATACGCTGAAAACAAAAACTCATTGCTACTTATCGTCAGCTTATCCGCCGTAACCGATACAGATAAATTAGCCGTAGTCGCAGTCAGTTGAAAATAATACGCAGCAGAACTCGGGCTACTAGCCAAGATTTCACCCGTATCAGCATTAATTATCGCAAGATCCTTAG